ATTTTTCCTTTTTTGGTGGGGCTAACCTTGCCAATGTAACAGTATCATCTGAATCAGCTTTAAAGGTAAGCACATTTTATTCATGTGTACGTTCTATAAGTGAAGATATAGCCAAACTTCCTTTTGTGGTTCAGCTAAAAGATAGCAACGGAAATAAAACGGATCAACCATTTCACCCTGCAACACAATTATTTAATCAAACCCCTAACGGATTTAGCACACCATTTACGCTTAAACAAACATTATTTGAGCGTGCATTGCGTAAAGGTAACGGATATGCTTATATAGAGCGTAACAATGATGCAGAACCTATAGCTATTTACTTTATTGAAAACGAATATGTAATTCCTATTTTAAAAGATAGGAAATTAATATACAACGTAACCGATCCAATTTTAGGACTTACTGAAATGGTTAAGGGTGAAGATATGTTCCATATCCGTGGATTTGGAGATGCCTATATTGGCAAATCAGTAATTCAATACGCAAGTGAAAGCATAGCAAACGGAATAGCCTTACAAGATTACGGTAATAAATTCTTTAGCGGTGGCGGTGGAATGCTTGGCCTTATTACTACTAAGGGAATGCAAAATGAAAACAGCGCAAAGGCATTTAAAAAGTCTTTTACAGATTCATTGCAAGAAGATAATATCGGCTTTATAAATGGAGATGCAACATTTACCAAAATGAGTGTAGCACCTAATGAGGCTCAGTTTATTGAAAGTTCAGATGCAAAAGTAAATGACATTGCACGTTGGTTCAGAATGCCACTAGGTAAACTTCAAAAGGATTCAGTATCTAATATTGAGGCCTTAGAGATTCAATATGTACAAGATACTTTGATGCCGTGGATAGTAAGATTTGAACAAGAATGTGAAGCTAAACTATTGACTAAAAAAGAACGCCCTGTAATGGATGCAAAGATAGTAACCTCAGCATTGTTAAGAGGGGATTCAGCAGCTGTTGAACGTAGAGTTAAAACCATGTTTTATGTAGGGGCGCAATCACCAAATCAGATTTTAAGAAGTTTAGACATGAACGGAATAGGACCTGAGGGCGATAAAAGATACTTGCCAGTAAACATGATCCCAGCTTCACAAGTTGAAAAGTTTTGGGAAGGTAAAGATAATTCACAAGCCACACAAACGGGAGCAGATGCAAGCGGAAGCGGAGCAAACAATAATAATATATCACAATGATAAGAAGAAATATACAACAGCCAGTAACGCTCGAAAAAAGAGCAGTTGAATCAGATGAACAAGGAAGCGAAGTAATCAAAGGTTATTTTAGCGTTTATGATAGTGACTATTTAATGTTTGATGGTTACGTAGAACGTATTGCACAAGGCGCATTTGACGAGTGCGACATGAGCGATGTAGTTTGTTTATTTAACCATGACGATGACCAATTACTAGGCCGTTCAACAAATGGCATGGGTACATTAAGTATTGGGTTTGATGAAAGAGGCGGTTATTTTGAAGTAGAAAAAAATGATACAACAAGCTCAAAGGATGTTTACGAAAATATCCGTTTAGGTAACATACAAGGCTGTTCATTTGCTTTTACAATTGCAGAAGAAACAATTGATAGAACAGAAAACGAAACTATTGTAACCATTACCAAAGTAAAGCGGTTATACGATGTTGGGCCTGTAGTTAACCCTGCATATAAAGATACAGAAGTTGAGGCGGCTCAAAGAAGTTTTGAATTAAAGCAACCTAAAAAACAAGAATTTAATTCCGACAAATACTTATTAAAATTTAAAATCTAACAAAAACAAATATGAACAAAACAAGTAAAGAATTACGTGAACAACGTAAGGAAGTTAAAGATAAGATTGACTCTTTAACCTCAAAAGTAAAAACAGAAGCTCGCGAATTTACCGATGCTGAAGCAAAGGAATTACGTGACAACTTAGATCTTGAAACTAAATACAATAGAGATATTGAATTAGCTTTAGAACTAGAAAAAAGAGCAGCATCTGCTGTAGTAGGTACTCCACTTGCTAACACAGAAGAAAAAGAAATGCGCAACTTTTCAATTTCAAAATTGATTCGTGAGCAGTCTAGCGGTAAATTATCAGGTTTGGAAAAAGAACTTGTTGAAGAATCAGCTAAAGAAGCTCGTGATTTAGGTATCAGTGCAAACGGTATTTACTTGTCAAACAAAGTTTTGGAAGTAAGCCACAAACGTGCAATGGTTGTAGGAACAGCTGGAGCAGGTGGTAACTTTGTCCCTACTGAAAAGTTAGGATTCTTTGACGCTCTTTACGCTCAAACAGTATTAGCTGCTGCTGGTGCTACTTCATTAACTGGACTTTCGGCAAACGCTGACTTGACAGGATTTAGCGCAGGTGTTGCTGCTGGATGGGCTTCAGAAACAGGAACACAAACTCCTGCTGATGCTACTACAGTTGCTCGCACATTGCGTCCAAAGTTGTTGTATGGTGCTACTGACATTTCAAAAATGTTATTAGTTCAAACTAACAACTCAATCGAAAACTACATACTTCAATCTATTATGAAGTCAATGGCAGTTGCATGGGAAGCAGCCGTAATCAATGGTGATGGTTCTGATAAGCCTACAGGTATATTAGGAACAGCTAACATTCAAGATGTAGCAATCGGAGCAAACGGTGGCGCACCTACATTGGCTAAGATTTTGGAATTAGTGCAAAAAGTACAATCGGCAAATGCTGATACTCGTAACGCTAAATTCTTAATCAATCCTAAAACTGTTGCTAAGTTGAAGCAAACTTCAATTGATGCAGGTTCAGGAGCAATGATTTTAGCTTACAATCAATACTTTGGTGGTATCCAAAATGTAATTGATGGTTATGAGGCGTTAGTTACTTCAAATGTTCCAAGCACTTTGACAAAAGGTACTTCAGGAGCAGTTTGTTCGGCTATCATTTACGGAGATTTCAGTCAAGTTGTAACCGCTCAATTTGGTGGTGTTGATTTGATGATTGATTCAACAAGTGCTGCAATTGCACGTACTGGTAAAGTAGGAATAACTGTAAATATGTTTGTTGATTCAGCAGTAAAGCAGCCAAGTGCTTTAGGTGCTATCTTAGACGCAACTACTACTTAATAATAATTTCATGGTTGGTTAAGGGGGGCGGTGTAATGCTGCTCCCTACCACATGAAACAAAACACTAAACACATGAAAATAAAATTTTTGAAAGCAGGTTCGCCATTAGGTTTTGGCTACCATGAGAACGAAGAAGCAGATTTGAACGAAGCAACCGCAAAAGAGTTGATTGAGTTAAAATATGCAATAGAAGTAGAACAAATTAGGACAGCCGATGAAGCTGAACCAAAGGCAATAAAAAAAGCAGTAAAAAAATAAACAATGGCATCTTACTTACAAGTATCAAACAGCGGATTAGAACCTATTACACTAGATGAGGCTAAACTTCATTTAAGGGTAGATAGCGATGAAGAAGATACTTTGATTTATGCGCTAATAGTTACGGCAAGGCAAGCAGTAGAAAACTACACTTGGCTTAACCTTAATGAGGCGGTGTATAATATGTTTTTTGATGCTACTGAGGTTGATGAGTTTATAAGAATAAACAAACAAGTGATTACAATCACTAGCGTTCAATATAAGGACGCAGCAGGGGTTTATCAAACACTCTCACCTAGTAGCTATCAAACTGATTTATATTCGTACCCGTGTAGAATAAAAATAGACACTAGGCCAGCGGTAGGTAATTTCTTAAACGCTTGGAAAATTGTATTTACTGCAGGGTTTACAAGTCCTGAGTTGGTTCCTGACCAAATTAAGTCAGCAATGAAACTAACAATAGGCCACTTATATGAGCATCGTGAAGATGTAACAATGAGTTCAAACTATGCACTAGAGAATGGAGCAAAATATTTAGTTACACCTTATAAACTACCAACTTATTTCATATGATAATAAGTAAGCTAAGAGATCGAGTAATTGTTCAAAGTGTTGTTAATACGAGAGGGTCTGATGGTTCTGTAGCCAAAACATACAATAGTGTAATAACTATTTGGGCAGATGTGAAAGAGGACACTCAAAATGAAACAATAGACGCAACAAAACAAACTGTTACAAGTAACTTAACGGTAGTGGTAAGATATAGCAATTTGACATCTGGAATAAATCCAACATATCAATTGGTTTATAACGGATCTAGCTACATGATTAAGGGAATAATAACAGACGAAAGAAAAATATACAGAACAATAACAGCAAAATTAATACAATAAAATGATACAGAACGGAACACTTATAAAACTACTATTAAACAATGTACTTGTTGCTAAATTGCTATCATTGGACGTAACTTTTGAGCGTGAAATGTTGGACATTACAACTAAAGACAGTAGCAACTGGAAAGAAAATCAATCAGGCGCAAAATCATTTAGCCTATCATGTGAGGGCTTGGTTGTTGATCCGTACAATAAAAATATGATACCAGTATCAGAAAACTTTAGGGATTCACGATGGGTTAAAACAGGGTTAACAATTTCACCTACACTATACGCTGCTCCAGATGGATTTATAAAAGCTAATAGAACCGTAAGCGCAACAACTGCTGATACTATTGAATACGATTTACAGGATTCACTTTTTACAGTTGGGTTATCTTACACTTATTCTGTATGGATTAAAGCAGTAACAGGAACTGTTAATATGGTTATTAAAATAATAGATGACGGAGATGATACAACAAACGCAATTACCGCAACAACAACATGGCAGCGTTTTAGTGTTACTCATACAATTGACACCGCTTTAGATGTTGTTTCTGTATTAACATGGGCATCAACTGGCGAAGTAGAAATATTTGGCGCACAAGTAGAGTTAGGAAATACTGTTACAACTTACGAACCAACAGGTAACACTTTTGCGGAACTATTTACAGCATCGGAAAACGGAACAAAACTAACAGCTTTAGTAAGCAGCCAAACATCAACAGAGATACAATATAGTGGGGATGTGTTTATTTCAAACTTAAGCAGAACAGCAAGCGTAAATACAATTCAAACATTTAGCTGTGATTTAACAGGAACAAGTCTAGTAACAAAATCAACAATATAATATAAAATAAAATGGCAATTCAAAACGGTACTTTAATCAAACTATATGACTCATCAACAGTCATTGCATTACTTACTTCATCTGACATGACGCTAGAGCGTGAAATGTTAGACGTAACAAACAAAGACAGCGCAAACTGGAAAGAAAACTTAGCAGGTGTTCGCTCATTTTCATTCAGTGCAGAATTATTTAACGACCCTGCACAAACTTACAACTTAGAAGATTTATATACTAAGTGGGAAGCAGGAACGGTTATCACAATGAAATTGTCTAGCGAATTAACAGGCGAAAAGAAATTTACTGGATCGGTATTGATTAATAACATATCTTTATCAACTCCAGCTAATCAAGCATCAACCGTAACTGTAGATTTTACAGGAACAGGTGCTTTGGTAATGGCAACAATTTAATAAACTATAAACCATGAAAGTAACAGTAAAAAAAGAACAACACAATGTAAACGTAACGGCTAGGGCTGTAATGTTATTCGAAAAAGAAAGCAAAAAAACGATTCAGGAATTAATGACTGAGATTGGTGAGGGTAAATTACCTTCAATTGAAACAATAGCAATGTTGTTAAAAGCCTCAACTAAGTTAGATTTTGATTCATGTTTAGCTGCAATTGATGAAAATGACAATGTTTACATGGATGTAATTACGGCCTATTCAACATGGGTTGGTAAAGCGTTTGCAATTGCAGAAACGGGAAACTCGGAAGCTCCCACAACGGCTTAAGATTAGAACTGTTTTTTGATGTATGCGGTATGTTAAAATTGAGCGAACCTGAAATAATGGATGGTTCGCTCGATTACATACAACATCGGTTAAACGGGTATTTAATGGAGTTGAAATGGGAGCAGGAACGAGAATGGGAGCGAGCAAGATTAGTAGCTTTTACAATGGCTAAATCCATGGGAGCAACAAAGGCAAAAACTGAAAAGGATTTTATGAAGATTGGTGAGGATTTGAAGCCAAATACATTAACTGATGAACAAATTAAACGATTAAGGGATTTATAATGCCACGCAAAAAAGAATCTGACATAAAGAATAGTTTACAAAACGAAATAGCACCGTTTTTAAAATTATTGGGTACTGAAAAATCTTTAATAACAAAAGAGGAATCAATATCAATATTAAAAGCAGGGAGTGAATCTCTTTTATCAGACCTTAAAACAAACGCTACATTATTATCAAATACCTTAGGGGCTTCGATTAAAGTTTATGCAGCTAAAAAAGGTTATAAAATTTATTTAGGACCTGATTACAGAAAGAATATCGGTGGCGGTCAGTTAGGCCATTTGTTTGAATATGGAACAGCGCAACGTGAAAGGCGTTCAATTAGTGAGGAGGGCAAGGTTACAATTGTATCAACAGGAATGATGCCAGCTCGACCTTGGATGCGTCCAGCGTGGGATGCGAATAAATCAGAAACATCAAAAGAATGCGAAACGGGATTTATTAAATTAATGGAAAATAAACTTAAAAAAGTAAACAAATGAGGGCAGGCGAATTTATATACACCACACTTAAAAACAATGCGACTGTTAATGCAATAGTTGGAACGGGTGACAATTGCCGTGTATTCCCTTTAGTAGACAATCAAAGTTTTATAGTTCCATTTATTACCTATCAAACCATTTCAACAACGGCAAACGCTACCAAAAGTGGTGTTAGTTTAATGGACATAAAAACAATACAAATAAACATAGTAGGGGCAACTCCATTACTTACAACGATATTAGCTGAGGCGGTTAGGACTGCATTAGACTATACAACCAATGTTGGAATACAGCAATGTTATTTTGATTCTGAACGTGACGATTGGCAAGATACAACTACCAACGATGGGGCTTGTATGATTCAACAAGATTATAAACTATTAATAAACAGATAAAATGAATTTAAGTTTAGGAATAGATTTACCAGCATTACAAAAGGACGCAAACGGGGCAGTTAGTATAATTAAAGGCGCAACTGTTGGATTAGCTGATGCAGCCAATAAAGCCAATACGGCTATTGCAGGTGGAACAGAAACGGCTGCAAAAGGATTAGGTAGTTTACAAACTCAATTCAGAGCGGCTCAACGTGAAGCCTTAACACTAGCAGCTAAATATGGCTCAATGAGCGAGGCTGCATTACAAGCAGCTCAAAGGGCGGGTAGTTTAAAAGATGATTTACAAGACCAGAAAGCGATTATAAACGCATTTAGCGCGGATAGTAAATTCACGGTATTAGCTGGAGCAATGCAACAAGCAGCTGGAGCGGCTTCAATTGTTACGGGTTCAATGGGCTTGTTAGGGGTTAAATCTCAGGATGCAGCGGATATGCTTTTAAAGGTTCAATCTGCTTTGGCCTTAACAACAGGTTTGGCTCAAATAAAAGAAATGAACGCTTCTTTTGTGGCTTTATCGGCTGTAATTAAAACAAGCGTTATTCCAAGTATAGTAGCAATGAATTTGGCTATGAGTGTAGGTATGGTAGCAGCTATAGCGGTTGCTGTGATAGCTATTTACGGCATCATTAACAACATGAATGAGGAAGCCGAATCGGCTGATAGATTAGCAAAGAAAAACAAAGACTTAACTGACAGCATAGAGGGCTATGCAAAGGCTGTAGCTGCATCGGCAAGTGCTAACTTAAAGGTTCGTTCATTGGAAATGGAATCAATGAAAGAGGGAATTGCAAAAGATAAAGAGGCTTTATTTATAAAAATTGCAGGATTAAGGCAAGGTGTTGAGGCTGATTTTAGCGCAAGCAATCAAACTATTTACGATTCTAAAAGGCGAGCAGCTTCATTAATTGCTATCCAAAAAATACAAGCAAATGAGTTGTTAGATATTAACAAAAAATATCAGCAAAAAAAGGCTGTAATTGAAAAAAAGGAAGCACCCGTATCGGTAAGTGGAACAAGTGGATTAGCAACAAGAGGAATGGAAGCAGCGCAAATATTAAGCAATTCAGTTGCAAAAAACATAAAACCAATACCATTAGAAAACTTTATACAGCCAGCTGCAAAACCTACATTTTTAGATAACTTAGTTTCTTACATGGGTGAAATGAAAAAAACGCTTATGGATGGAATGATGTCAATAGGCCTTGGAGTTACTAATGCCATTGGTGAGAGTTTTGTTACTGGTAAAATAGATTTAAGTGGTATTTTGCAAATGTTTGCTCAGTTAGCAAATGCAATAGCAATACAATTGATAGCAATTGGTGTTCCATTGTTATTAGTACCGGGAACACAAGCGTTAGGACTTGCTTATGTGGGGGCGGGTGCTGCATTAGGAATAGCTGCAGGGGCTGCAAGTGCATTAGGAAATAAAGCAGCGGCATCTAAAAATAGCACAGATACTGCGCCAAGTATAAACACTCCTAATACGGGTAGTAATGGGGGCGGGTATGCAAACTCATATGGAAATAGTAGTCTTACAAATAGATTATACGGTCGTGATTTATTATTAGTAATTGATAGCGCAGGTCGCACTAAACGAAGATAATGGGAGCAATATACGCAACAGGCGAATTTAAAGACAACTACAACAACGATTGGAAAGTTGATATTTATGATACTACTTATGGTGGCCTACCTAGCACGTTCACTTTAGCTGATAGTGGTTTTATTCGTAACTATGATGGAATAGAAGACGAGCCTTTATTCACGCCTGTTTATGCATCAAACGTAACAGTACGAATGATGATTAAAAGTACCGAAACAGCTATGTTGGCTTTAATAGCAGATTTTCCTGAGGGCAAAGAAGACCAGTATTACATATTAATTTATAAAAATACTAATCTTTGGTTTGCAGGAATGATACTTACCGATACAAGCCAATTCACAGATGAAAATACTTTTATTTATGAACTTAACGCTAGGGATGGATTTAATAGGTTAGAAAATTTTGATTATCCAATAGACGATATTACAACGGATTGGGTAACCGAAAAGGATGCTATTTTATACGCTTTGCAAATCTGTGGATTAGAAAGGTTTTATGCCATTGGTGATGAATATTTGTCTATTTCGGTTAATTGGTGGGATGTTAATGGGGAAAGGGTTTATAGTCCGTTAGAAGAAACTAGAATATCAAAACAATCATTTATTGAGGATATTGAAGAAGGCACTCCAAAACGTGCATTAAAAGCTATTGAGGATATACTGCAAACTTATGGAGCGACTATTCGATTTGAGGAAGGACGCTTTAGAATTTCACAGCTTGAAAGTTTTTTAACCGACACAACCACTTGGGAAGATTACGACAAAGCAGGTACATTTATCGGTACATCAACTCAATCAAATGAGGTTGAAATAGGTGTAGACGATAATAACACAAACGATCAGATAGTTAATATGTACTTACCTTCACTTTATGGAGTAGGTGAGCAGGTTACGGGAGTTAGTGAGTATAGGTGGGGTGTAAATGAAGCGGTAACGGGTACACCTTGGACGCTTTCAGATTCATTTATAGTTGATTCAGTTGGTGATTTAATCTTAACGGTAGATTTAACTTTTACTCCATTAATATCAGGGCCTGGAGCATTAACAAGGGCTTATTTTGAAATTGAGCGTGAAGGATATAAATACGTGACAAGAATAAACGCATCTGGTGTTCCTTATTATCCTCGTTTATGGGTTTCAAATGCTGATTATGCTGCAGGTGGATATAGTAATTTGTGGTGCGATTTTTATCCAATGGATTTAATTCCTATAACGCAAAAAATAACAATAACAATACCATTTACATTCCCATTAGTTCCAAGTGTAGGTGATACGTTAATTATAACAACGGCTGTTAGTGATTTAATCGTAGGTACGGGTGTTGATTGGGTTTCTAACTATCATTCAATTGCAGCTTTAGAAAACGGCAAAAGCGAAAAGGAGTTTAGTTACGTTGCAACAAATACTAATTATAATTCAGCTTCAGTTTTTGCAGAAAAAACGGTTGCGTATTGTGATTGGGACATTCCTTTTGCTTTAAACAATAAACAGATTTTTGATGGTACAAATTGGATAAATTCAACTGAATGGGCTAGCGGAAATGTTGCTGTTACAGGAATACCTTTGGCTCAGTTGTTATGCGAAAAGGCTGTATATTTTCAAAGATACCCACGTTTATTAATACAGGGTAATTTTATACTACCTACTTATAATTCAAACTTAATTTTAGTTTGGCGTTCACGTAGGTTTGTTTTCCTTAACGGATCATTAGATGCTAATTCATGCACATGGAACGGTACATTAATGGAGTTAATAGAACAAACAACAGACATAACAAGTGGCGTTAGGAATCCGTATAGGGATAAATTGGTTCAGATTTATGGCGATGTCAGTAATTTAATGGTATCAACAACCCAAACAAATACCGATTTATCTGTTTTAAATGGCGAAGTGTTTTATTTAAAGCGTGCATCAGTAATTGAAGAAATAACGTCAACAAGAACTATTTTACCTGAAGAAAGCAATACAAGATTTACAAATAATGGTGCGTCTGGTAATGTTACTTTTACGCTTCCTGCAATTCAAGTTGGTTTAAAATATCATTTTACATCAACCGAGGCACCTGATACAAGTCATTTAATAGTAACAACTTCAGATACTATAACTTATAAGGGAGAAATAGGCGATACAATGACACTAAATGGAAAAGCTAGTTTTACCATAGAAGCCTTAACTTTAACAGAATGGTTTGTTACAAGTTTTGAACATTCCGATAAAATTAAACTAACATAATGTTAACTTTTTAAAATAAATAAATAAATAAATTGCAACATGATACAAGGCGTATATGATTTTCCAGACGTAGTTAAGGGTGACACCTTTAACGCTGTTAGTTTTACAATAGCAATTGACGCTATAGCTGTAAATTTAACGGGTGCAGCTATATCTGTAAAATTTAGAAGTTCATTCAATTCACCTCCCTCGCTTTCGTTAAGTGTTGGAAGCGGTGTAACTGTTACAAATGCAGCAGGCGGTGTTTTTAGAATTAATGCTTTTGCTTGTAATTTTCCTGTAGGTACTTATGTTTATGACATACAAATATCTGTAGGCGGAACAATTAAAACGTATATTAAAGGATCATTAAACGTATTAAATGAAGTAACATCATGAGTGAATTAGTTACCGTAACCGTTAACGAAACTATTGACGATGTAACTATTGGGGCAACTACTACCAATAGCGTTGTAAATGTTACTGTAAATAATACTATTGATGATATAACTATTGAAGCAACTACTACTAATAGTGTTGTAGATCTTACTATAAATAATACCATTCAGGATGTTACAATACTACCAACTTCAAGTGGCAATGTAACAATTGAAAACAGCGATGCAACTTATAGTGAAGTAGCAACTACAAGTCCTTTTATACTACCCGATACGACTTATAATTTTATTGTAAACGGTGGTACTCCAATAGTCGAAACAATACCATCTTTAAAAGATGAAACATTTAACATAGTATGGCAATAGATATAAATATACCAACAGAAGTAAGCCAAGCTATTAGAAATGGCGAAACATTACTTGCACCAAGTGAGGATGTTGTGGCTGATGCTTTGGCTCAAAAACAAGCGGTGCTAAGTGGTACAGGTTTTGTAAAGTCAACAGCAGGCGTAATAAGCTACGATACTAATACTTATTTAACAACTATTGCAGGCATATCAGCAGGCGGTGAATTAAGCGGTACTTATACAAATCCAAGTTTATTAAATTCTGCAGTAATAGGAAAAGTATTAACTGGTTTAAATTTAAGCACAGGCGGTTCTATACTTGCAACTGATAGTATATTGGTGGCGTTTGGTAGGGTTCAAAATAGCTTATCTGCATTACTTGGTGGGGCAACCTATAAAGGAGTTTGGAATGCATCAACTAACACACCAACAATACCAGCTGCAAGTAGTGGCAATAATGGTTGGTACTATATTGTAAATGTAGCAGGCTCAACAAATATTGATGGCATTACAGATTGGCAAGTTGGTGATTGGATTATAAGCAATGGAACAACATGGAGCAAGGTAGATAATACGGATGCAGTTAGTTCGGTAAATGGATTTACAGGTTCGGTTAATTTAACAACTGCAAATATTAGTGAAGTAACTAATTTATACTACACCGATGCAAGGTCAAGAAGTTCAATTTCTTTAACCACATCAGGAAGTAGCGGTGCATCAACTTACAATAGTGGTACAGGTGC